ATGGTCTAAAAGATTTGGATGGCATTGAGTTCGTTGCAAAAATCTCTGTTGGTAAAGATCAAAATGGCGATGGTAAGAATGAGATCAAATTTGCCATAACTCCTGATCATAAGGATTATGCTAAATTGATGGGGAATATTTCCATACCTCAGCAAACATCCAATGCGCAGTCACAAACTGCATCAAATAATCGTCCAGCTTGGGCTCAGTAATCAAATAAATTAAGGGTAATTTAAAATGATACTGAGACCAAGACAGCAAGAATTTGTAAATAAGAGTGTTATCGCCCTAAAAGAGCATGGTAACACTCTGGGTATTGCTCCAACAGGTGCAGGCAAAACTTTGATTCTATCCAAAGTCACTGGGGAGATAGTTCAAAAAAAGCAAAAAGCTCTAATTCTTGCCCATCGTGATGAGTTAACTTCTCAAAATAGGGATAAATTTCTTAAAATTAATCCTAAATTTTCTACATCAATTTTTGACGCTAAAGAGAAGTCATTTGTTGGTCAGGTTGTTTTTGCTATGGTGCAAACTTTATGCAGGCAAAATAGCCTGAACCAGATTCCTAAAATTGATTTTCTGGTAATTGACGAAGCTCATCATTCAACCTCAGATTCTTATCAAAGAATTATCGCTCAAACAAAAAAGATAAATCCAAATCTTCTAATTTATGGAGTAACTGCAACTCCGAATAGAAGTGATAAGAAAAACCTATCTGGTATTTTTTCTAATGTTGCTGATCAGATCAGAATATCAGAATTAATTGCTTCTGGTCATTTAGTACCACCAAAAACCTACATTATTGATGTCGGCACGCAAAGAGATTTAGGAGCAGTCAGAAAAACTGCTGGTGATTTTGATATGAAGGAAGTTGAGGAGATTATGAATAAATCTCCTATCACTCAGGAAGTTTTTAATAAATGGCAAAAATATGCCAGTGACAGAAAAACAGTAATTTTCTGCTCCACTATTAAGCACGCAGTTTCAGTTGCAGAGATTTTCAATAATAATGGCGTCAAAACAGTTTTAATTCACGGCAATTTAACTGATTTAGAAAGGAAAAACACTCTAGCGACATATGAAACTGGCGATGCAAAAGTAATCGTGAATGTAGCCGTTCTAACTGAAGGCTGGGATTATCAACCAACCTCCTGCGTTGTTTTGCTTCGTCCCTCATCATTTAAATCTACTATGATTCAAATGATAGGTCGAGGACTTCGAGTAGTATGTCCCGATCTTTATCCTGATATCACCAAAGATGATTGCATTATTTTAGATTTTGGAACTTCAAGCCTAACTCACGGATGTTTAGAGGTTGATGCAAATTTAGAAAATAGCAAAAAGTCAGAAAATAAAAAACCGTCAAATTCACAGAAAAACTGCTTTGAGTGCAATACTCTAATTCCTTCCGCTTCAAAAGAATGTCCTTTATGCGGAGCTGATCTCACAACAACTCAAGAAACAGAAAGGTCAGAATTAGTCAATTTTGAGATGACAGAAATTGACCTACTTACCAAAAGATCAAATTTCCAATGGTGCGACTTATTTGATGATGAGTCTTCCTTTATGGCCTGTGGCTTTAATGCCTTTGCTGGAGCTTTTCTACTAAATGATAATTGGCACGCAATTGGTGGCAGTGAATTTTTAGGAATAAAATTACTAGCCCATGGGTCAAAGCAAATTTGCCTTGCTGCAGCTGATGACTTTCTCAATGAAAATGAAACTTATGAGAACGCTTACAAATCCAAAAAATGGCTCAATGAAGCAGCGTCAATAAAGCAAATCAATCTTCTGCCTCATAAATACCGAACCGACTTTGGCATCACTAAATATAAGGCAGCCAATCTACTCAAATTCCACTTCAACAAAACAGAAATCAAGAACCTGCTACTGGGAGGTGTATCATGAAAGTCTGCCAAATATGCAAAAGAGAAGCGGGAGGATTTGGATTTATTCCTCCTCCCCTTCGAGCAGGAGATCCGAGGAATCAGAAATACAGGAAATATTTCTGCTCTCGTAACTGCCAAGAAATTTTTAGTAACCATTTTAAAGAAAAAACAATGATCGATTTAACTAAAGCAGAAAAAGACTCAATCGAATATGCATTAAAGCCACTCGGTGAATATGTGGCAGAAATTGGCATGAGCAGACCTTTGGCTGATTATTCAAGGGAAGAAGTCCTTTGTTTAATTGAAGTAGCTGTCACCGCTTATCAAGAATCTATGCAGCAAAAAGAAGCTGATTCAGAGGAGGATTTGCCATGCTAGATTTTAACCACAGACCAAAATTATCAGAGGAAATATCAGTTCTAATTGATAAAGCTCTAACAATTCAAAATGAACAGCAAACTCCAAGAGATTATCTTGGAGCATCTCGCCTTGGGGTCGGTTGTAATAGAGCTCTACAATTCGAATATACTAAAACCCAAAAAGATGAAGGTCAGAATTTTTCTGGCAAGATTTTAAGGATATTTCAAGCGGGACATGTTTTTGAAGAGCTAGCAATAAAATGGTTAAGAGATACAGGCTTTGAGTTAGTCACCAATAAAGCAAATGGCGATCAATTTGGCTTCTCTGTAGTTGGTGGAAAGATCAAGGGTCATATTGATGGCGTAATTACATCAGCTCCAAATGAGTTAAACCTAAAATTCCCAATGCTCTGGGAATGTAAATCTCTCAACAACAAATCTTGGAACGACACCGTCAAAAAAGGATTAGTAATTTCAAAGCCAATCTATGCGGCTCAAATTGCTATCTATCAGGCTTACATGGAAAGCTCTATCCCTGATATTTCTAAAAACCCCGCTCTTTTTACCGCAATTAATAAGGATACAGCGGAAATCCATTTTGAACTAATCCCTTTTGATAAATCCCTAGCTCAGAGCCTAAGTGATAAAGCAGTCAAGATTCTAACGGCGACTGAGGCAGGAGAATTACTACCCAGAATATCAAGCGATTCTTCCTATTTTGAATGCCGATTTTGCCCATGGAGTGAACGTTGTTTTAATCTCAAATTTTAAATAAATATGAATGATTTTTTAGATTTTAACAGCGCCAATAATCAATATTCTGTTCCAGAAAAACTTGATACTGATGGCATTAGAAATGATCTGCTGACTAGGATAGATGAAGCCCTGCATTATCTGCTTCCTCAAGGATATATTCAAAATAACTGTTTTTATATTGGTGACACAGAAGGTAATAAAGGCAAAAGCCTAGTTGTTCAGCTACAAGGAGATAAACAAGGAAGCTGGTTTGATTTTGCAGCTAATCAAGGTGGTGATCTTTTTAATCTGTGGGCTGAGGTCAAAGGCTATAGCAAAAATGAATTTCCAAAGCTTCTAACTGAAATTAATGAGTGGTTAGGAAATAAGCCAACTAACCGGAAATTCCAGCCAGTTCAAAAACTTCCTCCAATGGATATTCTTGGCAAGCCATCTGCTGAGTGGAACTATCTTGATAAAAATAACCGACTCCTTGCTGTTGTTTATCGCTACGATAATGATCAAGGTAAACAATTTAGAATTTGGGATATAAAATCAAGAAAAGCAAAAGCACCAGATATCAGACCGCTTTATAATATTCCAGGAATTGCAACTTCTAAAAAAATAATCCTCGTTGAAGGAGAAAAAACAGCAGATGCCTTAATTAAAAATGGCTTTACTGCAACAACCGCAATGTTTGGTGCAAATGCTCCAATTGAAAAAACTGACTGGTCACCACTTCAAGGCAAAGAATTAATCATCTGGCCAGATAATGATGAGGCAGGAATTAGCTATGCAGAAAGATTATCTAAGCATCTAACAAATATCTGCTCTTTCATTTCAGTTTTAAGCCCTCCGCAAGATAAAAAAGATAAATGGGATGCCTTTGACGCTGCCCAAGAAAATTTTGATATTAGAAGCTTTCTAAACACAGCCAAAAGCTCTGACCCAAAATTACCAAGCTTCACCATATCAGAGTTTCTAAATGACAAAACTCCAATGCCAGATGATTTAATCTCACCAAGATTGCTAACTCCCGGCGGACTTCTTCTAATTGGTGGCGCTCCCAAAGTTGGAAAGAGTGATTTTTTGATAAATTTCTTAATCCATATGGCAGCAGGTGAATCATTTCTTGGATTAAAACCACCAAGACCTCTTCGCATATTTTATCTGCAAGCCGAGATTGGCTATCACTATATGAGGGAGCGAATCAAGAAGCTAAAAGTTTCAAAAGACACAATTGCCAAAGCATCCAGCAATTTAGTCTCTACGACCAACATTCAAATGATTCTAAATGATAATGGCGTTGATACAGTTTATAAAACCATCGCTCATAATTTTCCTAATCAAAAGATAGATATTTTATGCATTGATCCAATCAGAAATCTCTTTGACGGAGGAGCTCCAAATTCTAGTGAAAATGACAATAATGCCATGTTGTTTTTCCTGCAAAATAGAATTGAGAAGCTCAGATCAATGCTCAATCCAGATATGGGCATTATCCTTTGTCACCATACCAAAAAGATCAAAAAGAAAGAAGTTGAAGAAGATCCGTTTCAAGCATTTTCTGGGGCTGGAAGTTTAAGAAGCTTCTATTCAAGCGGTTTAATTCTTCATCGTCCTGACGAACTAGATTCAAGAATAAATCTATATTTTGAGCTGAGAAATGGATCGTCAATCCCACGCAAAATCGTTGAGAAGGAAGATAGTAAATGGGTTGAGTTAAATCAATTTTCTGAACGATTAATCAAGCAAGATTATGGTAGTAAATTAGACTCAGAAAGACTTCGCAAAGCCGATGTTATCCTTCAATTAGTAGCAGAGGAAGCCAAAAAAGGTCATCTCTATACAGGCAATCAATTTGCCGAGAAATTTGAAAACCAAGCAAGTCTTGGCGGATCAAAAACCATCAATGACCGAATATCGGTTTTGGCAACTAAGGGCTATATCAAATTCGTCAGAGATGTCAGCGTTTTTGGCTATAAAGAATATCGCTCTAAATATGGCTTAATGTGCGTCCAAGATATGGAGTTCACTGACAATCTTGGCAATCCTCATCTGGTTTTACCAACTCACTTTAAATGCCCAAATACTGGAGCTGTCCTTCCTGTCGAAAATGGCAATATCTGGGTTTTACATGGGGAGGAAAATCTATGAAAAACCTATACTCCCCAACCAGTTTATTCCAGTTTACTTACGATGAGTTTCTAACAAATCCTAAAGAGTACTCACGCTTACTATCCAATCAGATTATTTACGCTACAACCAGATGGAAAGGCGTTGCAAACTGGTGGGGACAAGCGTACTCACATTTACT